ATACGCAATACGGCTCGTCCATCAGCGGCTCCTGTTGATGTACGCATGGAACGAAGACCTTTGACCGTTCAAGACCCACTTTCAGCTGTACCAAGTCAATTACAAATTGATAATAACCCGATTGATCAAGACTCAGGAATTATGGATGCTTTAATGGGTGGCGTACGCGACGGCGTTAATCCTCCACAAGTATCGGGATTAGCAAATATTCCTACCGAACAAGTTGCAGACGCATCGACTTCTGAATTTTTAAATAGAGGTGCGGTTAATACGTTAAACGATATTTTTCAGGCTTATAAAAAAGGACCACCACCTGTTCAAGTTGGTCCAGGACAATTAAAATTGTCGGTAGACCCGTTTGGCGAAGAAAAAAGTATTGGTGGTCAATTTACCATGCCTGTTCAAGATTTCGGGTTAGGTGGTTTATTATCACAAAACCAAGCTCAACAGTCACCTGATCAGGCTTTTCAAGTTGCAGATTCGTCTAACCCCTATATTAGTGGTAATGTGAGACGAGGCCGTTTAAAAAATCAAGGTGGGGGATTTTTTGGAGCTAAAGGTAGTAGTGGACGTATTTATACGGGTAGCGGTACATCAGGTTATTCGCGCTCTAAATCTAAAGGCGATTCTAGCTTTTTAGATAAATTAGGTCAAATGTTTAGTTTAAACCCATATGATTCACTTAATAGCTAATGTCTGAAAACCGTCGCCCAATACCTAATATGCCAGCATTACTTGATTTAGTACGATCAGGTGGTGAGATGGCCGATTTATTTGACGCTGGTGGCGAAATTGCAAAAACTGATACACCTGTAAAAGTTTATCGCGGAGAAGCACTTTTAAAAAATACACCGACGTTAACTGCTGAAGAAAACGTAGGAAAATTTTATACAGCTAATCCTAAAAAAGCGGCGAGGTATCCTGAAGAATCTTCGTTATTAGGAAAAATAACACGGTCGTTTGATTCTACAGCTGAAGATATTATACAAAATTCTTATAAAGCGATGTCGTCACACGCTAAGACTGTGCTTGATACGAATTTAGAAAAGGGTGTAGAAAGCAGTAAAGCGTATTCAATATACGCGAATAATTTAAATCAAATTGATGACTTTCATTTAAAGTTTATGAACGAGTTAAAAGAAGGAAAGTTATCAAAAGATAAATTAATGCAACTTGCGATGACGTCTATGGAAGAAGGTATCTTCGATCAAAAAGGCAACATTGATCTAAAAGAAACATTTAAACGCGGTAATTATCCTGTAGCCGCTAGTGTTGCAACAGGTCGTGCTGCAAAAACAGCATTACCCTATTTACTAAAAGGTGTGGGTATTGCAGCTTTGCCCTTGGATCTTATTGCAGGAGCTAACACAACAGGACTTGACCCACAAGAAGAAATAGCTCAAGCTATGGGTATAAATCCAAATTTATTATATAATATGCCAGAAGAAGAATTTGCTCAAATAGAATCAATGTTCCGCCAGACTATGGCGGCTAGAGCAAAACAAGATAGTGCAGATGCTCAATCAGTTGATGCGACAGTACCCTAATGGAAAATTTAGACTTTTCGCATCTTCCTAGAGATAAACAAGAACTCGCTTTTATTCTTGCTGAAGAATTACAACAACGCGAAACCCGTAAATTAGCTCGTGATGATTTTCTAACTTTTGTTAGAACGATGTGGCCGTCGTTTATTGAAGGTGCGCACCATCGTAAAATGTCACAAACGTTTAATCGTATTGCTAGAGGCGAATTAAAACGTGTAATTATTAATATGGGTCCACGACATTCGAAATCAGAAATGTCGTCGTATATGCTTCCATCTTGGCTCTTGGGTCTTAAACCTGATTTAAAAATAATTCAAGCAACGCATACAGGTGAACTTGCTGTACGTTTTGGTAGAAAAATTCGTGATCTCGTAGATACGGAAGAATATAAAAGGATATTTGAAAATGTGGCATTGCGAGCAGATTCCAAGGCCGCTGGACGATGGGAGACATCCAAGGGTGGAGAATATTTTGCGGCTGGTGTCGGAGGGGCTATTACTGGTCGTGGTGCTGATGTACTTATTATTGACGATCCGCACTCGGAACAAGACGCAATGTCCGAAACCGCAATGGAATCAGCCTATGAGTGGTACACGTCAGGCCCAAGACAGCGTCTCCAACCAGGAGGAACAATCATTTTAGTTATGACTCGGTGGTCTAAAAAGGACTTGACGGGTCAATTATTAAAAGCACAAACCCTTGATCCTAAAGCAGATCAATGGGAAGTTATAGAATTTCCCGCTATTATGCCTTCTGGCAACCCTTGTTGGCCTGAATTTTGGAAAATAGAGGAATTAGAAGGTATCCGTGCCTCATTACCACATCAAAAATGGGCGGCACAGTGGATGCAAGAGCCGACAGGCGGTGAAGGAGCGATAATTCAGCGTGAATGGATAAGAAAATGGGAAAAAACTAGCCCTCCAGTAGCTGAATATATCATACAAAGCTACGATACAGCGTTTTTAAAGTCAGAAAAGGCTGATTTTAGCGCAATTACCACTTGGGGTGTGTTTTTAAACGAAGATGACGGTCAATATAACATAATTTTACTTGATTCTATTAAAGATCGGTTCGATTTTCCTGAATTAAAACGTGTTGCGCAAGAAAATTATATACATTGGGATCCTGATTCAGTTATTATCGAAGCAAAGGCGTCAGGTTTGCCCTTAACTCAAGAATTACGGGCTATGGGTATACCTGTACAAAATTATTCGCCTAATAGAGGCAATGATAAGATCGCTAGGACAAATGCTGCTGCCCCTATGTTTGAATCAGGACTTGTTTGGGTTCCAGAAACAAGGTTTGCAGAAGAATTAGTGGAGGAATTATGTGAATTCCCCAATGGAGATCATGATGATCTGGTGGATTCAACCACCCAAGCACTCCTCAGGTTCAGACAAGGCGGGTTTATTCGGCAACCTACGGATTATGAAGACGAGGAACTGGAATATAAACTCAAAAAATTTATGTATTATTGAGGTAGTTTACGATGGCTGTTGAAAAATCGATTGCGCAATTAATGACCGAAGCTCCTGTTGAAGCAGAAGTTGAAATAGAAACAACTTCAGAAGATCAACTACCTTTGTTTGAAAGTGACGATACCGTTATGTTAGAGGATGGTAGCGCAATCGTTGGTTATGTAGAAGATGAAAATGAATTAGGTGGTGATTTTTACGCTAACCTAGCAGAAGAGATGGATGAGGCTAATCTTCAGGATTTAGCTTCTGAATTAGTTGAATCCTATAAAGATGATGTAGAATCTAGACAAGAATGGCTAGAAGGCTATACAGATGGTTTAGATTTGCTCGGTATTAAGACAGATGACCGCGAAGAACCATTTAGAGGTGCTTCTGGTGTCTATCACCCCCTTCTAGCTGAAAGTGCGACACAGTTTCAAGCGGGTGCGTATAAAGAATTGCTTCCCCCAGGAGGACCAGTACAAACTCGTATTGTGGGTTCAGAAAATAAAGAAATTTTAGAACAATCAGAACGTGTTCGTAACTATATGAATTTTCTAGTTTTGGATGTTATGGAAGAATTTGACCCAGAATTAGATCAAATGTTATTTTATCTGCCTTTGTCAGGATCAACGTTCAAGAAAACGTATTATGACCCTGCATTAAAAAGACCAGTAAGTAAATTTGTTAATCCAGATGATTTAGTTGTTGCTTATACTGAGTCTAGCTTAGAAGCAACGTCCCGTTTTACGCACGTTGTTACTATGAACGCTAATGATGTAAGAAAACTTCAAGTTTCTGGGTTTTATAGTGATGCTCTAGTTTTAGCTGATGAAGTTGATGATACGGATACTTCAGAGGATAAAGTACAAGAATTAACAGGTTTTCGTCGTAATATTCAATCTAGCGACATGGTAACTCTGCTAGAGATGCATGTTGATTTAGATCTTCCAGGGTATGAAGATCAGGATGAAGAGGGCGAGGAAACAGGTATAGCTGTTCCGTATATCGTTACGATCCACGAAGATACTATGGATATTTTGTCTATACGTCGTAATTATAGACAGGAAGACCCTACTAAAACTAAAATAAGATATTTTACGCATTATAAGTTTCTTCCTGGACTTGGGTTTTATGGATTTGGGTTAATTCATATGATTGGCGGCTTAACTAAGTCAGCTACATCTATTTTGCGTCAGTTAATTGATGCGGGTACATTAGCAAATTTACCAGCTGGATTTAAAGCAAGAGGGCTTCGTGTTCGCGATGAAGATCTACCTCTCCAGCCTGGAGAATTCCGTGACGTTGATGCTCCAGGAAGTTCTATTCGTGAAGCTATCATGCCTCTTCCGTATAAAGAGCCGTCAAGTACCCTCCTCCAAATGCTTGGTGTGCTTATTGAAAGTGGTAGACGTTTTGCGTCCGTCACGGATTTAAATATTGGCGAAGGTAGTCAAGCGAATCCTGTTGGCACTACTGTTGCCCTTCTTGAGCAAGGAACAAAAGTTCTTAGTGCAATACATAAAAGACTTCATTTTGCGCAACGCCAAGAACTGAGGATTTTAGCAGAAGTTGTTAAAAATTATTTACCCGCAGAATATCCGTATCAAATAGAAGGCTACGACGCAAACGTAAAAACAGACGATTTCGATGAGCGTATTGATATTGTACCTGTAAGCGATCCCGCTATGTTTAGTATGAGTCAACGTGTGACTTTAGCTCAAACACAATTACAATTAGCGCAATCTGCGCCACAACTTCACGACTTACACGAAGCATATAGGAGAATGTATCTTGCGCTGGGTATCCAAAATATCGACAAAATTCTCCCACCTAAAGACGAACTTATTCCTAAAGATCCTGTCTCTGAAAATATGGATGCTCTTACAGGTAAACCAGTTAAAGCGTTTGAGTCTCAAAATCATAACGCTCATATTGCAACGCATAGTGCGTTTTTGCAAGACCCAAATATTCAAAAGAACGGTATCGCTCAGCAAGTCCTTATGGCGCATATGCAAGAACACCTTGCGCTTCAATACAGGCAACAAGTAGAACAGACACTTGGTATGCCGCTACCAGCGGAAGGCCAAATTATGGACCCACAACAGGAGGCTATGCTTGCGGAGGCATCTGCTCAAGCAACACAGCAAATTAGTCAAATGGCACAACAAGCGGCAGGTACAGGTCAATTTGATCCGATTGTACAACTTAAACAACAGGAACTTCAAATACAACAGCAAGAAGTCCAGCGTAAAGCGATGGCTGATCAAGCTCGTAATCAGATCGAAGCGGCTAAACTTCAGCAGGATGGTGAACTTAAAAAAGCAGAAATTTCCTCTGATGAGGATATTGCCGCACTTCGTGCAAATGTAACACTCGCTACAAAGAGGTAATTATGACTAATACACGTGTAAAAGAACTAATGGAATTGTTAAAAAACACTGATGATCCTGATCAAATTGCAATTTTAAAGTTTGATTTAGATGAAGCTATGGGTAGAAAAGACTCAAAAGCTGTTAAAAAACGTTCTGGTGGCGGTTCTCAAATGACTGATAATCAAAAGAAATTTGCTGCGTTGGCAGCACCGAAAGATAAAATCACCTATGCAGATAAGATTGCAGGTGCTACAAAGAAAACTAACAAAGTAAGAAAAGCAGGTGGTGGCGCATATGGTGGTGGTAATTTCGGTGGCGATGAAGTGTTAGCCGCTAAAAGAAGTAAGGGCGGCGGTATTGCTATCAAAGGTACGAGCTTTAAAGGCACGTTTTAATGGATTTATATAGTTACCTTTTAGGTAAAATTGAAAAAAGACAAGCAGAAATTAGTGAAACACTGATGTCTAATGGTGTTGCTAATATGGAACAATACCATCATTTTATGGGTCAAGTTTCTGCTCTTGGCGACATAGAACTTACAATAAAAGAAACTCAAAAACGAATGGAGACTGCCGACGATGACTAAAAGGTTATACGTTCCTGACCATGTAATAAAGGAACGCCAAGCCGCTAACGAAGCGCAAACGCAAAAGAAAAAAGATTTATTGAATCCTGCCACTTTTGCACTTTCTGATGAAGTCGATGAAGATCGACCTGCTTTAGAAAGACTTCCTCGTCCTACAGGCTGGCGTGTCCTTATTCTTCCTTATACTCTTCCTGAGTCTACAAAAGGCGGTATTTTACTGTCTGATGAAACTCGTTCTAGAGAACAACTTGCTACTAATATTGGTTATGTTGTTTCTCTTGGACCAGACGCATATGCAGATACAGGTAAGTTTCCTGACGGAGCTTGGTGTAAAGAAGGTGACTGGGTAATGTTTGGTCGTTACGCTGGGTCACGATTTAAAATTGATGGTGCAGAACCTCGTCTTTTAAATGATGATGAGATTTTGGCTGTTATAGACGATCCCCGTGATATCTTAGCTGTTTAGGAGTAAAAGATGGCAGAAGAAAAAGAAAAAATTGAAGAAAACGTAGAAATCGAAGTAGAAGAAGCCGAAGCTGAAGAAAACCAAGAAGAAGAAGTTATTGCTCAAGAGGCGGATACAGAACAACCTTCTTCTGATTCAGAACATGAAGAATATTCCGAAGGTGTTAAAAAACGCATTGATCGATTAACATATAAGATGCGTGAAGCGGAACGTCGTGAACAAGCGGCATTGGAATATGCTAAAAACATAAAAGATGAAAACGAAAAACTAACGAAAAATTACTCTGAAGCAGGTTCTGCGCTTGTTACTGAAACAAGCGGTCGTATAAAGAGTCAGCTTTCAGAGGCTAAACGTGCATTAAAATTAGCTTATGAAGAAGGTGATTCTGAAGCTATGGCAGATGCTCAAGAGTTAGTTGCTAAATTAAGTGTTGAAAGTGATCGTCTTTCTAGGGAAGAAGCCCAATGGAAACAAAGACAAGAGGCAGGAATTGAAGCAGAAGTTGAAGACCCAAAACAGGCTCAATCCGCTATACAAAACAATACCCAAACCGCCGCGCCAGTTGATCCAAGAGCGCAAAAATGGGCTTCAGAAAACGAATGGTTTGGAAAAGATGAAGGAATGACCTTTACAGCATTCTCAATTCATCGTAAACTGATCGAAGAAGAGGGGTATAATCCCCAATCAGAAGATTACTATACAGAGATCAATTCTCGTATGCGAAAAGAGTTTCCCCATAAATTTGGGGAAGAAAAATCTGGACAGCGGAAACCCGCCCAAACCGTTGCTCCTGCCAATCGAAGTTCTAAAACTGGGCGCAAGACAGTTCGTTTGACTCAAAGTCAAGTGGCTATCGCAAAGAAACTCGGTGTTCCACTTGAGGAATATGCGAAACACGTGAAGGAGGCTTAAATGTCTGAAATTAACAAGAGAACTCCTCGCGCTTCTGAAACACGTTCGAAGACCGAACGCAGAAAACCGTGGCGACCAGCTTCATCCCTTGAAGCACCGCAACCTCCTGAAGGTTATACATTCAGGTGGGTGAGAACAGAGGTTCGTGGTCAAGAAGACCGAAAGAACGTTTCTGGTCGAATCCGAGAAGGATATGAACCTGTTCGTGCAGAGGATTATCCAGACTTTGATGCGCCTACTATTGAAGATGGTAAGCATGCA